TTATAGTACCAGAACCAGAGCCACCTGACATCAAACGGACTGCAGCCCACTTAGAACCCGTCCCGGATTCTTTCCAAATAATTTGAGCGGAACCCGCCGAACCACTTTTTAATTGAGTGGAATCTGCGTCTTTCAATTCCGCATAATTATGATCCGCGTCGGTAACATTTACAAGAACCGGAACAGTTCCGCCTACCCAAGCCTTACCTATTTCACCCGCTGCAAGTCCTTGTGATAAAATACAAAATTTCCCGGTATGTAAATCTTCATCTGGCTCTTCACCTAAAATAGCAAAAGACTGGCTACGAAACATCATTAATAATTCAGTTGGAATCGAACCAGAACTTTCAGACAAATAATCACCTAATCCTAAAATTCCATTGGCTTCAACAAAACTACTTGTATTATTTTTTATTGTAATTATTTCAGCTTGTGTATTAGAAGAAATTGTGCCCGAAGGTACAACAGAAGATTCATTTGCCAAGTCAGCAATACGGTTAATAAAACCCGCTGAAAATTGAACCTTATCGCCTGTAACTACATGGGGAAAAGACATATTTATTTTTCCTTTTAAGAAGGAATTACTTCACTCTCAGAAATTAATAAAGTGCCAAAATCCATCGAATCAAAAACCTTGTGTAAATATACATAAGCGGCTTCATGGATCACTCTTTTGTTCCCGTCGACCGTTTGTTCTACAGGCGTGTATTGCACGTCAGCCCTCTCCCAGCCTTCTTTATTTGTTACTGTAATGTCACCCACTTCTTGCGATATTACATTAGGACTTACCGCAAAATCGTATTTGATCTCCCACTCTAATGGAAATTGTACCGCTATGGTATCACTATCATATAGATATTTATAAATGGTGAATGTTCCAGAAATTCCGGAACTACCTTCTGCTGAAAATATATTATCATCGGCTACGCGTGCCATAGTGCAAGAGCCTACCAAGTCCGTTCTGTCAGAATCTTGATAAAAATAAACTTTGTAGTTGGCAAGCCCCGACCATTTTTCTAAAGTGGTATATAAAACGCCGCCAGAACTATTGGAAGAATCAACGCCAGTTAGATTTGAGAATCCACCCATTTGCCCGTTATCGTCACCATACACAACAGGTTTGCCGCCCGGTGCATGACGACCGCTTGCACCTTCAAATAAAATTTCGCCTGCATTCCAAGATGACCACGCTTCCTCATTCGTTGAAAAAACATTGCTACTCAATAATAAAATATAATCGTCGTCAATTTCAGAACGTGCATACTTTTTTGAAATGCTAAAACGGAATGCACCAAAAGGCACGTCAGCCCCTTGTGCCTTCTCCCCGTCCCAACCAATAAGACCTTTGCTTAGTGGAGCCGTACCTGTCCGAGCAAAACTTTTCCCCGCTGGCGTTGGGGTTTTTGCCTGAAAAACTTTTACACTTTCTGCCCCAGTTTGGAATTGGAAATTACTTAAAGCACCTACATTAATAGAACCGCCTTCGGAATCTTCCCGGTTGGTGGCCGTGTATGTAGCCGTTACAATCCATCGTGTGTTATCATCATCAAACATCTTCGCTTCAAGATTCGTACATTGCAATGACAAATCCCCGTAGTCATCACCTATTTCCGGTAGTGTATCAGGGGAACCCATAGCGACGATTGCAGCCTCTGGAGTGGTTGGGCCAGCTACAATAAACTCACGCGATTTCCCGTAACCATTTTCACTTAAAGTTACGTTTTGAATTTTTCTTTCGCCAATAGATGATGTCATTTTATTTTTCCTATCCGATTAATATCGCGCCGGACGAAGCAGAATTATTTTTTGAAGCTTGTTTTTGGAGAACACTTAGCATATCTTTCGACACCTTCAAAGCCTCTTCGCGCGTGTCTTGTGCTTCTTCTTCAAGACTATTAGCACCACCAATTCCTAACATTTGTTGTGCATAAAATCCACCACCCGCTAAGCTGATTTCAGGTCTTTTATCTCCCATTAAACCACTACTGTCACTTGTGCCAATACCGCCAACACCACTAATACCACTTTGATACTTTTCAGCCGAGGCTTTTACGCTATCATATGCTTGTGTAATCATCCCCCAGCCCTTGCTTAGTTCACCCCCTACATCATCAATTGATTTATTCCATGACTTCATAACTGATTCTGAAAATCTTTGTAGATAACTGTCTTCTTTTTCAATTCCTTTGAATGGTGATTGAAATTTATCTGTATTACTTTTTAGTATGTCTGAAAGTGTCTTGCCTAAATCTTGTTCTTGTCGACCTTTTCGCATTTCATCACCTGCAAAAAGATTTATTTCGTCTGCAACTTTTCCAAAACCACCTGTCAAGGAATCCTTGACAACTTTGCCAACATTATTAGCCCATTTCACAATTTTTTTATATGCTAATGCTAAACCGTCGACAATAGAATATACAAAATCAATAGAGAATACATTATAAGCAGCGTCTTTCATCCAAGTAAAAAATGCCTTGTACATTTCCCAAATAGTAATTATTACCTTGTTTATTGTTTTTGTAAAGTCGGTAAATAGATCATGGAAGAATCCACTAATCTCATTAAAGACTTTTCCTATTGATCGCCCTAACTTGACGGCCATAATTATGGAATCATTGATGATGTTAAATATAAAGTTTTTCCCATAATTATGCACACTTTCTAAAAAAGAAATAATGGACGATGTGACAGAAAGCATACCATGAAAAATACCTCCAAGCATACTATCAATTAAGTTACCCATCCAATTCGAAAATTCATTATACAAACCGCGCATATACCCGATGATTCCAATAATAACATCTACAAATTTATTTTTCAATTCCAACCAATACTGATAAATATTTAAAACTACATTGTAAAAAGCGCCGTCAAGCCAACCGATAAATCCAGCAAATAATTTTAATCCTGTAACAACAAATGCAGCTATGTTAGTTTTTATATTATCGAAAAATACAGATGAATGCGTTGTCATTGCTTTCCAAAGATTGCCCCAATTTTTTGATATCCAATTACGAAGTCCTGACATATTGGTTTTGAAATCATTTAAGAATCCCTTCATGGCTGCCCTTGCTTCGATAGCAGATTTTTTAACAGTAATCCATGCGGAATTCATTCCCTTGGGGCCAACTATTAAATAGGCTACAGCGGCGACTGCAGCGCCTACTAGTGCGATCTTAGCTGCAATTATAATAGCTGGTAGCAATGCCGCATGCCACGCAGAAATAAATGCTAATCGCATAGCTCTTACAGCAAAAGTTATGTTACGAATGCCGGATACCATAACAGCGGACAAATGAATAAACGTGGCCATGCCTACTAACACGGGGCCAGTTACCATGGCAATTTGTAGCATAGTTACGATATAAGATTTTGTAGATTTATTTAATTTACTCCACCAAATTAATCCAGCACCTATAAATTTATTCATTCTTTTAATAGAAGGAATAAGCATGATAGCAATTTCTCTACGTACAATATCAATTCTATGTCCTAAAATTATCATTTGTGCTTTGAAAGATTCTAATTGGTGCTTGGCCATTTTATCCATAACACCTTCAACATCTTTCAATTCCTTATTAAATCTTTTAACTTCGCTAGACATTCCAAGCAATGGTAGAATTGCATTTTGAGCTTCCGCTTGGAATCCTAGCATTGCTAGTTTAGCTGCCTTTTCCTTAACAGAAAGAACCCCTAGTTTTTTTGACATATTTTTTATAACATCTGTTAATGGTAGGAAACCACCTTGTGCATTAAAAATTTCAATGCCCATTTTTTTAAATTCTTTACTATTTTTAATTACTGCATTAGTAGTTAATTTTAGCATACGCGCAAAAGTGGAGCCGCCCCTCATTCCTACAATAGCTTGGTCTGCATAAATGGCAAGCATTGCCACGCCTTCTTCTAATTCAATTCCGTAGGTTTTCATAGCCGCGGCAGCTTCATTAGTCAAGGCTTCACTAAACTCCTGCACGCTTGCGCCTGCAAGCATATTAGCTTTAACCAACACATTAGCAACTCTAACCATTTGCTTATGATTTTTCACAGCATCTTTACTGGTAAGTCCTAATGTTTTTTGTGCCTTTGTTAATAATGCCGTAGCTGTTTTCATATTAAATGCGCCAGCTACTGCAAATTTTTCGACTGTAGCTAATTCTTCCATGGCTCGTTTTGCGGAAAAACCAGCGGAACCTAAAGCAAAATAAGCATCGGCCAAGTCGACTGCCGAGGTTACTGATTTAGAAGAAATAAAGTTAGCCATATCTTCCATTTGTTTTCGCATTTCTGGCGCTACATCCCCAAAAACAGAAAGAGATTTTGTCATTGCATCATCAAAATCAGAAAATGATGATATAGCAGATTTTGCCATAAGTGCTAATGGGGCAGTAATGGCCAATGACATTTTAGCGCCTAATGCGGCCATACTTTTGGCGGCTGACTTCATACGTTTTTCTGCCCTACGTAATCCCTTTTCAAATTTGGATTCGTCCATATTTAAGTGAACGACTAATGCGCCTAAATCTAAATTCATCATATGGACGAATCCTTTTTATTCTGACGAGATACCTGTTAGAGCTTTCCAAAAACTTTTGCTTGTATTCATGTCCGAAGTTTTTGCGCTTTTTTCTTTTCGTACAAACTTCATTAAGAAATCTTTTAACTTTACACTTTTTGGATTCTTGGCGATTCCCCGCCTAATTTCTGCAGCTATTTGTGCAAGGAAATAATCATTTCTATGGAAGCCTGTTAGATCGTCGTCTTCAATTTCCTTTAAGCGAACCATCCACATTACAAACTGGGACGATGTTGTAGTCATCATTGTATAATTTACGGATTGGTGAAGGTGAGACGCAAGATTAAACCAGCCCCGCGTCTCACCTTCATTCAGTCGTTTTTTGCGTCTTCCTCGGCGTCTTGGCCAAGGCTATTCATCTTCTGGCAAGCCTCAAATAAAGCAACTTGTGCCTCGCTTGCATACCCCTCAATTTCTGCAATTGAGACAAGTTTGCCGGAAGGATCATGAAGACATTTGCTAATCAAAAAAGATTGGAATTGATCGAAATTCTTCATGCCTTCCGGCTTGCCATCTTTCATCACAACTTTATTTTTTGCATGATTCAAATACTTATCACGATCCAAACCAGTCATGCCCCATAGGGAATATTCAAGCTCTTCCCCGTTTTCATCATTCGTCAATTTCACTGGAATTTTTCTTACCACCGTACTGATTTTGATTTCTTCCATTTCGTCGTAACTCATTTTAATTCCCTTTCCTAACTTACTAAAAAATAATAATCATTTACCCATTGAAATGATTAACAAAAACTATGCTGAATAAACAGGAGCAGTTTCAACCAAACTGGCATTCTGATTACTCGTAATAATAGTAACATCGGCAGTCGGTTGTTCACCTTCAACTGCGGCGCCCGGTGTAAATTCATCTACCCAACCCCAAAATGCAATAGTTGCAGAATCAGCAAAAGTAATAGTGATCAGCTGATTTACATTAATCATACTCACCATCGTATCAAACACAGCGGGATCATATGCAGCCGAGAAAGAACTATCAGACATTGTTTTCAATTTCTTAGGTGCATTCGTCCGCCACACACTATTATGCATGGTCGTAGTATCATTTGCCCCGCCGCCAGAAATACCGGGTGGCGTTACTTCCTTTTCCCAGATAGATACGGTAGGATAATCTGCAAACGTAATTAGTGTTGAATGTCCATCATCGATCCGACTCATTTTTTTCTCCTTTAAAACATTTTCAAAATCACAAAACCAAAATAATTAATTAGTTATCGTAAACAATTCCAATTTGCATAATGACCGCCGCCGCGTCACCATGGCTTACATAAATCTTTTCAATCTGATCGCCTGTAATTGGATTTACGACAGCTTCCTCATCATGCCATGCATACGATTTTGCAGCTCCAATTGTCTTTTCAAATACTTCTAAATCGCCGTCATCAATAAAAACAAATTGACCTTTTTTAGCAGACGCCAAAAAAATTGCATTAACGTCCGTACCTAAAACTTTAATTTTTATTTCTGTTGGTTCAACTAACATAATAGTAGATAGAGCGGCTGGAAGATCATCACCTGCCCCACCATCAATAGCTACAGAAGCGCCGGAAACCGTACCTACGGCCATTCCATACCGACAACCACTTACACCCCCGACCGTCCAGTAAATATCCACACGATCAGTTTCAACAAATGCATGCGTACTGGTATCAATCGTCAATACAGCCGTATCAGCATCCGTACGAGTGGCAATGCTACCAGCACTACCAGCCGCAATAGATGGATCTGCAATCACAGCATCATCACCCGTAATTGTAGATGATTCATTAAAAATTTTTCCACCTAATGTAAACCTTCGAACAACCACCGCCGACATAGTCATTTTTAAATCTCCTTTATTAAAACTACAAAATTAACTGTAAATTCAAACCGTCTTTTGCCAGTTGATTCAACACCCAAAGATACCGCCGAAGATGTCTGCACAACGTTGACTAATCTGTAGGTAACACTCCCCAGCGTTACCAATACCACACCCTGTTTTGATAAAATGCTTGCAGCAACTTGGATTTTCGACCAGCCTTCTTTTTGATTTTTTGATCTGATTCTTAACTGAATCCCGTCATGGTAAATAACTTCCCCATCTGGCATCCTTCCGTTTTTAATTCCAGCCGTATTGTAGACAGCGATTAAATTATCCTCTGTATTTTTTCCATCCGGCATATGAGATACGTATGCTGGCCATGTACTTTTTACCGCTGGATCTGTAAATAATTCCAAGTCAATTAAACGTTGCTGCATTATTTCAGCGGGTGAATATGAGATTGTAATTATCTCTGCGACTACCGTAAAAAATATAGGTTTTGTAGTGACGCATCCAGTTGTGTTCCGAGATTCTACATATCCCCAATAACTAGCAGGAGTCATTGATAGCGTAACAGAACCATCCCCCGTTAATGTCCCCGCCTCTGTCCACCCGGCACCATTTGCAACTTGATAATAAATTTTATTTTCAGTCTCTGCATCCGAACCAGATACCGTAAATGTTGCTGTGTTTGTCCCCGCTAATACAGTTAGTGTTGGCGTGGATGGCATCACTCTTGTGATTTGTACTATTCCAGCCGGGGTAATCGCAGATAATATAATTTCTGCTTGCGCTCTAATTGTAGTGGCCACTACAGAAGATACTATTGGCTGGGTTACAATGATACTACCCACAACCGTGATTGTTTTGCCTGTAAATGCAGCCGTTACAAATTCTGGTAATATCACACCACCAATGACAGATACTTCCCTACTCGCAATTGCAGCGGTAACAAAATTAGGCATAACAGCATTGCCTGCAACTTTTACAATTCGTTTAGCAATTGCATCCGTAACAATGTTTGGTAATACAACAACGCCTACAATTTCATTAATTTTACTCGCAATTGCAGCGGTTGTAAATGCTGGTAGAATTACCTGGCCAATAGTGTCAATACTTCTTTTCGTTTCAGCCGCCGTTATAAATTCCGGTAATATTGCCTGTCCGGTAACTTTTATAATTCTTGCACCAACCGCATCTGTAACAAATTCTGAAAGTATTACTTGACCATCAACTTTTATAATTCTTTCAGCATTTGCAGCGGTTGTAAAAGTTGGAAGAATTACTTGACCGTCAACTTTTATAATCCTTTCACCAACCGCATCCATAATAATGTTTGGAAGAATTACTTGACCGGTAATAGTATTAATTTTTTTCGTTTCAGCCGCCGTTACAAATTCCGGTAATATTGCCTGTCCGGTAACTTTTATAATTCTTGCACCAACCGCTGCAATTGTAAAAGTTGGTAGAATTACAGCGCCAGATACATCAATAATTCTTTCAGCATTTGCAGCGGTTATAAATGCTGGTAATGTGACTGTAGCCGTGATTGCACTTGTAGAATCAAACGACACAGAATCCACGTTACACGCCGTATTCTTAACCATCTTAATTTCGAAGGCAAAATAACGTTTGTTTATATCTGATAGTGCTTGAAAAGTGGCTACAGACACATAACTGGAATAATCACCCATTGTACCGCTATCATTGCTACTTTTATATCTGATAGTTAATGCCGGGCTACCAGTCGATGATACTGCAAATGTTGAACAATCTAGTTTTTGATTCGCTCCAATATCCATTATCGTAGATGCAGAATCATGGATTATAAAAGTACCCGTTATTTCTCCATTGCCTTCTAGTTCAAAAACACTGACAATTAAACTGGCATCCCACGTTGACGATACAGTAAATCTGAAATACCTATATGCTGTGATATTGATAAATGTGTCCTCATACCAGTCAGCATTATCAGGATGTTGTCCTGCTGTAAGGGATGTCCAATCCGTACTATTATTACTACCATAAAAAACATAATCTTTCACACGAGAATGACTAAGATAATAAAATGGCAATACGGTAATGCGAGTGGGTGTTGCTGTGTTGGCAACACCGAGATCATAAGTTAGATAGTGCGGAAAAGCCGTCGCCGCCGAAGCCCATCTCGATGTATCGCTACCATCGAAAGCATTGGCACTTGCAAAATCACCTGCGTAGCTACTATCAGCGCCAGAAGTGCCACCCGTGAATATAGAATCAAGGTTCAAATCTACCGAATCATTCGATACCGTAGTATTGGATACATTAGTAAAATTCGCATCTAAAGTAAAATCATGAGTGGTCATAAATAACCTTACTTATTCTTCGGACAAGATTCCGGTTGCCTTGTTTCTTTTTTTTGATTTGCACTTGTGACAACAACTGTTGCTGACGTTGTCACTTTAATTTCAGGAACTATCATATTTTGAATTCCTTTCTTATTTTTATGCAGCTTCCAAAGTCATGGATGTGACGCTTACGGTATCACTTGCCGCAATAGTTAGACTGGACATTATAAATTCTGTCCCAGACGTACCACAAGTAGCCGTAAAAATTTCAGTGCTATCGCCATCTTGGATACTAGCATGGGCAATGATACCGCCAGTTGCGCTTGAATCATCTGTAATCGCCGCCGCCGTAGCCTTGCCTGCCGTTGCCGCGCCAAAAGCTGTAACACTAAATGCACAAGTGGCTACTTCAACATCACCAGATGTTTGGAATTCGATTTTACCAACACCCGTACCACCATCAATTAAATCCACAACTGCATCCACCGCTGCATTTTTCGCCGCTGTTGAAAGAGTAGACATTTTAATTCTCCTTAATTAAAAATAAACAATTCAAAAACAACACATTTTACATTTTTACATCGTTTATCATTTTTAAAATTTGTGGTGCTAATTCCTTTGCAGGATCTTCTAAAAACTTTGCTTTTTTTCCAGTTTCATGTTTTGCATCTAAATTTTCATGTACATATATAGCATAGGAAGTCGTATAGCCAATTGTCACTTGTGTTTTGAATCCTTTACCATCTGACCTTGTAAACGCAGAAGGCTTCAATATACCTAAATCAACTGGTACTATCTTTTGACTTGCCCTTTGAATTTCTAAACCACCTAATTTTAAATTATCTTCTATTCTTCCACTTAATTTAAATACAGTTCTATCTAACTTTTTAAGAACATTTTTTAACCCGGTTATCTTAGAAGTTTTCATATCCAAACCCCTACAAATAAGCTTGCCGGAAAAATTCTGTATTTCTTATATTAGGCATTTTCTCAAAACTTATAATTTCAAAAACACTTTCGTTATTGCTTGGATCTACAATGTCAAGGCAAGATTCTAACGTTCCTAATTTTAAAAAACCGCCTATTTCAACATCGGAAGATACCATTACTTTTGCCTTGGAAA